ATTTTCTTCTAAAGATTCTACAGATATTTCTATCTCATTAGAACTTTTATTTCCTCTAACTTTTTGTATTAATTCTAATGCTTTTAATGCACCAGGAATATTATGTTTCTTTTGAGCACTATCATATTGTTTTTCTAATTCTTCAACAACATCTACATTAAAATTAACTTCAGTTATATTTTCTTCTTCAACTTCTTTTAATCTTTCTTGTATATCTTCTCTATTTAAAAGTTGTTGAGAAGTTACGTCAGAATTTTTTGATGAATATCCTGCCATTCTAACAGCTTTAGCTTTATTTTTAAATATGTGTAAACATTGAACAAATTTTTCATGTCTTCTATTTTTTAATTCAGGCATCAAATAATCCTATTATCCAAGTAAAACCACCCATAACTAATGCAGTTATAATTGCATAAGCTAATACTTCATAATACATAGAGTCTATCTCTCTTAATTTACACCATATGTATGAAAATATATTCATTAAAATACTCTTAAATTAGGGTTATCTAAATTTACATTTACAGGTTTACATATAGCAGTATATCTTCTACCTGTTACAGGTTCAGGAGGTTGTCCCATAATTTTACTAGCAAAATATTTACATCTATTAATATCATAGAATAATATTCTCTCTTGCTCTGGTGTATTACCTAAATAAACCATTAACATAAAAACTATTGTTGTCATTTTAAATTATCCCTTGCTACATTCTTTGATTTTTCAAAGCTACGCATTGCTCCAAGTCCTAAAAGTGACATTACTAATGTAATTAATCCTTCTACTTCTAGTTGTGGAGGTACTATATCAGGCATCCATATACCTGTAGCCCAAGTTAATATAGGTCCTACAAAAAATTGCCATAATAAACCAAGACAACACACCCACATTATTGCAGGGCGAGCTCCAGAAACAAATAAGCTAGGATGTTTAGCTTGTTCTTTGTTTACTTCTATTTGTGATTTAGCTAATTCTTGTGCATGCTTCTCTGCCATAGTAGATAAGTCATGAGCTAGTTGCATCTGCTTATCTTTATCTTTTATAAACTTGCCAAGTAATTTACTAGCAGGTCCTATTAAAGCTGTTAGTGCCATTATTCTTTCTCCTTTTTAATACATGTAACATGATTTCCTTGCTTCGCATTACATACTGTATATACTTTTGTGTGATTAAAATTATTCCAAATATTTCCTATCTTACGACCCCACCAATCAGGTTCAAATAAAGATATATGAACATTCTTACCTTTAAATTTACCTTCCTTAAAATGTTTTAAAGCAGGTTTACAACAAATATTTAAAAATACTACTTTGTTACTACGAGATAATATTTGAGTTAAAACATAATCTAAATCTTGTTCTGCTACATGTTCTAACACATCTGTGCATACCACAATATCATATTTTTTATCAGGTAGTGTTGCATATTTTTCATATGCAGGGTCATATAAATCAAATGATTCTAAGCTACATAATTCTTGTATAGGATTTCTTAAATCTACTTCTCTACATCTTTCTTTATCATATGGTATAGCTTTACCACAACCATAATCTAATAAAGTTTTACAATCATTATCTTTAACAATCTTCATTAAAGTAGGAACAAGAGGTATTAAACTTATACCTTTAAACTTACCTTCTTGTTCATGTAATTTCTTATAAGAATCAATTAAGTCATAATAATCTTGAGAGGGTTGCATTATAAGTCTCCCTTAAAAGATTGTTGTTTTAATTTATACCTACTAGATAACTTCCATAGAGCAGAAACTAAAGTTCCTTTACCATGAAAATTAATATCCATTTCCATAGGTGATTCATTAAAATATTTTTCACAGTCTTGAGCTAAAGCAAGTAACTCACCTGTAGTCCAAAACTCTTCTTTACCAACAGATACTTTAAAATACTTAGGTCTTGGTTCTTCATCTTCAGCACCTGTTGTTTCTTTCTTTTGCTCCTCTGTAGGTTCTGCAGTATTAGAATCAAAACCAAATAACTCAAAGAATCTAAAACCTAATGTATGCATAATACCTAATGCTCTCATAGCTGCACATGTACCACCTGTTATTAATGTAGTACCTTCAGGTAATCCTAAATCTTTATTAAGAGTTACTGTGTTATTATGTATACCTTTCTTTTGTTCTTCAGGGTCACGTAGTGATTCTGTAAATGCATGCCATCCCCATATATCTGCTTTTCTTTCTATTAAATAATTAGTAACAGAAGGGTCTGTCATAGAAGCTACAAAAAATTTAGTGCTTGGGTCTATGTTTTTAAATAAATCTTTTCTTATTACACCATGTGTACTTGTACCTGTAATAGGTCTAGGGTCTAATACAACACATGCCCAAGGTTTAATATTATGTTCTAGTAGTTTAGGATAAGAATGTTTAACAGCTACTATCTTTGCTGTAGGATTAGCTTTAATTAATGCATGTAACTCTGCATAATCTGTATAAGGACCACCTGATACTATAATACATTTTGTATCATGCATAGGAAACTTACCTAACCATCTATCTATTAATTTAAAATTAGTTTTAATATTAGTTCTTATGTAATCTTTAGGTACACAATCTCTAGGATTTACCTTAATAGGTACACTAAATAAATGTCTAGGTGGAGATGGTAATTTACTATCATTTACTATCAATAATAAATGTGTATTACCACCATCTCTAACTTTATCTTCACTAGGTATAATGTTATTCTTAATAGTTTTAGATAAATTATCTTTTACTTTGTTTGTTCCACAATATTCTGGTTTAACTGTGTTACCATCTTTATCTTTAGAGAAGTAATTATCTAATACAATAACAGGTATATGTTTTAAACAATCATAATCACTTTGTTTTGTAGCTATACTATCACCACCACCTATAAAAGCATAATCAATGTCTGGTAAAAAATTAAATAAGTTTTCAGCTTTTAATGTTTCTCTTGTATTGCCTTTAGTTAAAACAAAATTAAATGTTTTATTTTTTTCTTTCATCTTCTCAGCAAAATCTTTTAATCTTTTTTCTACAGCTTCTAAAGTATTGTGTGCTTTAACATTAAACTCTTCTTTATCTGTTTCTATTGTAGCATCTTCAAACAAATCAAAACCATAGTATTCTACTTTATCTGTATTTTCAAAAGCAGCTAATGCCATTTCAATAGCACGACCACCATTCCATGTACCTGTTTCTAATATAGTTTTAGGTTTAAAATGTCTTATAAGTTCTGCATTTCTTTCATATCTTGCAGGTCTAATATCTTGTGATACTTTATCTTTTGATAATTCAAATACACGATTACCTTTAGAATCTCTAAGTGGTAATATATTAGAACTAGATGCTCCTGCCATATGTATTACGTAACTAGGTATAATATCTCTAGCATCTTTTATTTTTAAACCATGTGCTTTGTATATATTTAAAAGTCTTTCAAGAATAAAACTATCTGTCCATTCTCTGTATTGTATAACCTCACCATTCATATAGGTTCTTCTTAAATCCCATAGTAAATCTAGTGGTGGTTTTTTATTTAAATTAAAAGCAATAAAAGAATGATTACCTGTATGTACTATATCTACATTATCAGTTAATATTTTTTCTAAATCTTTTTGTGTTAATCTTTTAGTAGCATATGAATCAACATCAATCCACACTAACCAACCTGGTTCTTTATCTTTTTCTGCTAATGTAAAAGCATGGTCAGTTAAAGCAAACATCTTATGTGACCATTTAATAGCATCAAGTTTATCATTGTAAGGTATTTGTCCATCTTCTGTACCATTATGAACAGCATTTTCTTCTACAAATCTTTTATACTTTCTATGCTCTTCAAGATTTGTATAATCAATATGTTTTTCTAATGAATATTTATCAGCAGGAAAATTATGGTGATAAGCTTTTACTTTTAAAGTAGGTTCCCAGTTTTCATAAACAGATTTAAATAATAAAGTACCAAACTTATTGTATAAGTCTTCATTAAAACATGTAACAAAATTTATCTTCATATCATGTAGTCCTTATTAACATCTAGTATACCTTGCATCTGTAGCCATTGTGCATCATTACTCCACTCTATAGCATACTTATTATCTATATCTCTTTTAGAACCCCAATCTTTAAACCAAGGACCACCTGTAGTAAAATGAACATTCTTTGCATTTATATCAGAAGATGAATGATTGTCTAACCAATTCCATTCTTCTGGTATTGTACCTATATCTGCTTCTTTTTCTGGTAACCAATTAAATGTATGTAACCATCTACCTGATTTAGTATTTACCTCTCGTGGTGTAAGCTTTTGATTTAACTCATGACCACAATTAAACATAATTAAACTAGACCAATTTTTTCTAGGATATGTATGTTGTTCTTTACCATCCATTTTAGTTTTATTTTTAGGTTCATATTTATGTTTAACTACATGTATAGCATAATAATTATTATTACACATATCAAATAGTTCTGATATATCTGACCTTACATACATATCAGAATCCATATATAAAGCTAAACCTTCATACATATTTAGTGCAGGTATTAAGAACCTACTAAAACTAAACTGCGTAGAAAAAGGTTTACCATCTATCTCATCATAATCTTGACCACCTATACTATTATGCTTTCTAGTATACACACCTATCTTTGTAAGTATATCTCTTCTCAAAGGTATAACTCTAACAGGTTTAGTGGATATTCTCTCTAATGAAAATTTTAATACCTCATAAGCAGTATGTTCTTTAGGGTCATACCCTATGTAAACTGTGTTTACCATTTGATTTTTTAATAGCATGTGCATTTCTTCTCCAAAAAAAAGGGAGTATATTTCAACTCCCTTATAGATTTTATTTAATTTATATTAATCTTTTTAGGTTTTTGTTCTTCAGGTACAATCTGTTTAAGATTTATTCTTAATATACCTTCGCTGAATGTAACGTCTTCAACGTTTAACGTGTCTGCTAGAACAAAGTCCCTAGTAAAAGACCTTTTAGCAATACCCTTATGCAAGTATTCATTATCTTCTGCTCTTGCATAATCACCTTCTATAGTTAAATGATTTTCTTTAACAACAATATTTAAATCATCTTTCTTAAATCCTGATAAAGCAAACTCTATAATAAAAGTTTCTTCATCCTTTTTTATAATATCATAAGGTGGATAGTTTGTATCTGTCCCTCTTATGTTATTCATCACATCAAACAATCTATCAAAGCCAATAGCTTGTCTTGAAAAGTTATCTACTTCAAACATATATTTATCTCCTTATTAAGCAAGTTAAAAAAGAGTCCATCTCTGGCACTCATTTATGTAATTATACAGTATAAATATATGAAAGTCAAGAACTTTTTATGTATATAATACATTTAATATTAATGCTACACATATAACTATTACAATATAATCTAGCATTATATATCAACTAACTCACAAGAACCTGCTTTACACGCTAACTCTTGTGAACCTCTTGTATTATCTTCTGTTTCATAATCTTGCAGCTTATTCCAGTCAATATCTTTTGGCATCTTAGCTTGTAAATCATTGTATTGCACTTCATCTATATCTTGATAAGGAGCTTGTTGATATGTATGGTCTGAGAAAGGTAAGAATGATATACCAGATAGTGTATCAAAATTATCCCAACACCAATTACCTACATTAATCCATTCATGTTCCTTAACAGATATAGTTACTGATGGTTTATGCTCACACCAATGTTGTGCATAACATTTCCATATCTCTAACTGTTCAATAGCAGTCATAGTATATCTAAAAATAGCACTAGAGTCTGCTTTCATAGGAAAAGAAAATACAGAGTTATTAGGTTGCATAACATCATCTTCACAAGGTATGCCTTGGTCTGCCATAAACTGTGTTAATGGGTCTTTCTTATCTCCTCTTACTGTTCTAATGTAGTAAGGATTGTGTCTAGCATGAATACCACTAGCAGAGTCAACTAATTGACTAACTGTACCAGAAGGTTTAACACAAGTAATAGCTGTTGATTGTGGTATACCTAACTTCTTTGACCACTCTTCATTAGTTATTACAGCTTTATATCTCATCTTACCTAATACATCTGGTAACTGAGTTCTCATTCTAGATAGTAAACTATTATCCATAATACCTGTAAGAGATACACCTAGCAATCTTTCTTCTTCTGTATTATTTTGCCATCTTTTTCTAAGATAACCAAAGTCTGTAAGTGTAGCTTGTATTGTACCTAATATAGTAGCTACTTCTATCTTATCGTGTAATGTTTCTTCTGTATCTGTAGGTCTTACAACTACCTCTGTAAGATTACAAAATTGATTAGGTCTTAATATAATCTCACTACAAGGATTAGTTCCAAAGTCCCAATCAGCATTACGTCTACCATTCTCTCTAGCTTTATCTTGAGCAGACTTTCTATTAAAGATACCACGTTCACCAGATTTACTTTCATATAATGCTAACCATTCTTTCATAAATATACCTGCATCTGGTTTCTCTGTATATGCTACAGAGTTATTAGCTAATGCTCTTTCTGGATTAGTTTCCCACCACGCACCAGACTTGGCAACTCTTAATCTCTGGTCTGATAAATTAGACAGAGATATAAGAGCTGACCTACGCACACCACCTACAACCACAACCTCACCTGTTTTACAAACAATATCATGACACTCCATAGAGGATAGTTTTCTACCTTTAGCATTTTTAAACTTATCAATAGTAAAATCGAATAAATTAACTAAAGGTTGAGGACCACTAGCTCTACCACCAAATGTTTTTAATCTAGCACCTGCAGGTCTAACCTTACTTATATTTATCTTAGGTATTCTACAAGTATACAAATAGGATACTAAATCTTTAAATGCTCTTGCCCAACCTTCTTTTGAATCATTAACAGAAACAACATCATCTGTCTTTTCAAACTCTCTATCTGGTATTGTAGGTAACTTATCTATGTATTGTCTTTCAACAGAAAAACCTACACCTGTGCCATTCATAAGTATGTATAATACTTCATCAAATGCTTTTGGATTATCAATAGGAATATAAGAACAATTATAGCCTGCAATGTTTTCTCTTTCTAATGCATTTCCTGCAGTCATCAATGCTCTCATAGATGGCATAACAGATAAACCTATAATACTATCTTCTATTCTTCTCCATACTTCACTATCTAGTACCACACCTAAGTTTTTATCTAAATGACCTTGCATAAAATTACTAAATCTAGATACTGTTTCTATCCATGTCTCTCTTCTACCATCATCAGGTAGCCAACGTGCATATCTAGACGCATGAATAAACGTCTGATATTCTGTTGGTAAATAATTATTCCCTACCATAATCTTTCTCCAATATTAATTCACAATAATGTATAACTTTTTCAATGTCTCTTGCACCTTCACCTTTTCTTCTATGTCTTGTAATATATTTTACTACATTACCTTCAAGAAAGGTAAGGTTATTTTCTACAATATAATCAACAGGTTGTATCTTACATGTTTTATAATGGTCACCACCTACCTGTCTATCTGTAGCAATCTTAGCTTCTTTTTCTATATTTGTTTTCTTAAAACCTTTTGTATCTTTTACTATTTCTTTAATAGCTTTATCCATTAATCCCATATTCTCTCCTATAATCTAGTTAAAAAGTATGCTATTAAAACAATAAACATACCTAGTATTATTCCTGTAATAAAACAAGTTAATAAATCAAAAGTCATATTATAACATCTTTTTTATTCTTTGTCTAACATATTTTATATCTGGTGAATGAATAACTTTGTATGCAAAACTTCTCGTGTATGAAGGACTTAATCCTGCATGCTGACAAACCTGCTCAAAATTATCACACGTAACACCAACACTACAAAAAAACCATGATATGGCTCTGTCTTTATTTACTTTACTTTTTTTACTTGTAGCATCTAGTAAAGCTTGTAGTATAACTGATAAAAACAAACCTCTTTCAGGAGATTCTTTCTTGTTAAATTCTACATCTAAAAATATATCAATTGTCTTTTTCATTATTTACTATGTCATGCAACATATCTATTGCATCTTTTGCTTCAGATGCTTTATGCACTAATTCAATAACATCTTCTACAATCTTAGGATGTTCACCTACACCTACAGGATTGTTAAGATGTATCTTAATATTTGCTAAAGCTTTATCTCTCTCTGCTGTATAGTGAGACATAACTGCTTCTAATATATGTGTTTTTATTGCCATGTTTTTCTCCTTATTACCATTCTAATATCTCTTCTACTCTAGGTTCTTTTGAAACTTGTGTAAAATAAGTTGGACCTTTTTCATACTTGAAAGCACGAAGTCCTTTACCTTGATTAGCATCAGACCAACACTCTCTTTTATGAGCACAAAAAACACAACCAATAGCAAGCTTCCTATTCCCAGAAACACCTTCAGGAATATCACTATAACATCTATCAGGAACTCTTTTAGAATCCAAAGCACCTTTGAGATACTGTACTCTTTCTTTTGCATTTATCATCTCCATATCATGCACTCTTGTTAGTGCAATGTTACCATGTTGTTTATCTATTGCTAAGAAGTAAGCTTCTTTAACACCATTACCCTCAGAATATGCAGATATTTGTGCTATATATCCAAAAGGGTCATCATCAGCTAGTCTATTATTAGCAAACTTTTTAAAAGCATATCCACTAGCACTTTTACAGTCTACTAATATACCATCTATTTTACAATCTTGATGTCCTTTAATACCTTCTACCTCTACTTCCTTTTGTTCTTCTGTAACTGTATGTCCTGCTACTCTAGATAAAAGTATAAGTAAATCTTCTAGTATATGTCCATATAAAAATTTAATTCTTGTTGATGGAGCTAAAGGTCTAGCTTCTGAATTGGAATGTTTATCATACCATAATTGTCTTGTAGGTTTACCTATAGAAGACAAAGATAATTTTCTTTGTTTCTTTGGTTGTTCATTTAAAACAATTTTAATATTGTTCGTTACATTTTTTGTAAACTCTTTTAAATGTTTTTCTAAATCTTCTTCACTTATTTTATTAACAATACTTGGTTCAAATAAGTTGTATATATCTTCTACTAATGTATCTATTGTCTTCATATAATAAAAGTGGTAGTAAACATTACATCTACTACCACTATCCTTTCTTAGTTAAGAAGCAAACCTTGCATCTGTATCTTCATTAGAAACAAAACCATCAGGCACAACATCAAATGCGTTATCAGCATCTGCGTCTGCATTGTAAGGTATTAAGTTAGTAACCTGTACTGCCCTTAAATCAGCAGACACTCCAGACTTACCACCAAACTCCCAGTCATATGTAGAATACAACACATTAACCTCTGAGCCATTACCAATTAAAGTATTAATCATAGCTCTTTTCTGTGCATCTACAACCTCTGGTGCTTTGTTTAAATCACCACGTTTGTTCTTAACTTTTCTTTTAATGGTGACAAAGTCTCCTCTGTCATCACCTTTATTCTTAACATTAAGACCATCTTCTTGAGCCATCTTTTTATTCTTTGCATCAAGATTACCCACGTCAATAGTCCACACACCATCAGAATCAAATGTTGTGTTAGGGCTTGTTATGCTCGCCCAATAAGCATTTCCTTTTAATACACTCATAATTTTTTTATCCTTTTTATTGATTAAAATTGAATTGTTACATACTTCTGTAGAAATGTCAAGACTTTTCTTCCAAGTAAATGTACTTTCTAACTCTAAAACTTTTGACCTTTCTATTCTAGATAGTAAATCTTTTTTGTTTTGATAACTCCTACCCCAAACTTTATAGTTTGCATCACGAAAAGACTTAACTCTTTTATTTAAATCTACAACCTCATGACACAACTCTCTCAACTCTTCAGAGTTAACAAAAATATATTCTTCTTCCTGTTCAAAAACAAAGTAATCACATTGACCATAAAGCCAACCATGATTTCCTACTGTGTTTTTAAACTCCACTACAATCCATAAGTCATCATAACCTTTTGACTTATCTGTTCCTGTTCTTTGTGCTTTTATATCTACTGTAAATGTTTCACCTTCCTTTGTTAATATTAAATCAATATGTTTAAACATGTTATCATCTTGAGAAGCTTCTTTAACCTCATATCCTTTCTTGTATGCTTCCTGTATGAATTTATTTTCCACACTTATACCTCTCTTAATATAATCTTTGTGGTCTTTCCTACCTTTAAACTCTTTTACTATCATTAGAATCTCCTTCTAAATATTTAACTGCATTTTTTAATCTAAATAAATCATCATTAAAAAATCCTAAACCTGAATTACAGGTGTTACAAGGATGTCCTCTAAATTCTCCTGTATCATGATTGTGGTCTAAAACAAAAACTTCTTTATTATTTTTAAGACCCCCCTGTTCTCCTTCTTTTTTTATATCTTCTCTAGTTCTAGTACAAATAGGGCACTTGTGGTCTTCTTTAGGATAGGGATAAAGTTTTTTTAATCTTCTTAAATCAGCTTCTTTATTTCTAGTACAACTTAAACAGACTCTTTCAATCATTCCTTTCCACTTATATCCTTTTTTAAAACGACTTCTTGATTTAAATTCACCACATTTTTTACATTTTAACTTTTCTTCATTAGAACCTGACTCTAAATAATCATTATCAAACAAAGTAAGTTGTTCTAATGTGTTTGTGCCCATGTCGTACCTTCCTTCCATTCATTATCTAGTGGACATTTCATTTGCAACTGTTGTTCTGTATCCTTCATTGCATCTTTGGTAATACTACCAAATTTCTGTACATCTTTTTTAGAAACTTCATATTGATATTCATCATGTATTGAAGCAACTAACTTAGCATCTACTCCAGATGCCTGTATTCTTTTATTCATATTAATTAACCATAGCTTACATACAACTGCACCTGCTCCCTGTAATAAAGTATTTAATGC